CTTTGTCCGGGCCGCCGGCCTGCCGCGCAAGCGCGGCTCGAAGGTGTTTAGCGAAGACTATAATCAGGGCCGTCTCGACCTTGGCGCCTGGGTCAAGGCCGCGCAGCCGAACTGCTCCTGGGCCTCGCTCAACCGCTGGCAGCAGGCCTATGACCAGGGCGGCCTGGCCGCCCTCGCCTCCGGCTATGCGCCGCCGAACAAGGGCGGTACCTCCTTGACTCCGGCGCAGCAAAAATTCGTGCGGGCGATGCTGGTCGAGTATCCGCACGTCGCCCCTAAAAGCGTCGAAAACGGGCTCAAAGCCCGCTATAACGGCGTCACCCCGCACATCGCCTCGATCCGCCGCTATATCGGCCGCTGGAAAGAGGAAAACGCGAGCCTCGTCCTCTTCCTCACCAACCCGGACGAATGGCGCAACAAGCATCAATACGCCTTCGGCCATGCCGCGGCCCAGATCGAGCGGCTGAACCAGCTCTGGGAGCTCGATTCCACCCCGGCCGACGTCATGCTCGAAGACGGCCGCCATGCCCTGATCGGCGTGATCGACATCTTCAGCCGCCGGCCGCGGCTGCTGGTCTCCAAGACATCGAAGTCCGCGGCGATCGCCGCCCTCATGCGCCGGGCCGTCCTCGACTGGGGCGTGCCCGAAGCGATCAAGATCGACAACGGCCAGGATTACGTCTCGGCGCACATGGTGCGCGTCTGTGACGGGCTCGGCATCGAGCAGATCATCTGCCCGCCCTTCACCCCCGAGGCCAAGCCGCACATCGAGCGGTTCTTCGGCACCTTCAGCCACGGGATTGCGGAGCTGCTGCCCGGCTACATCGGCCATTCGGTGGCGGACCGGAAGGCGATCGAGGCGCGGCGGAGCTTTGCCGACCGGCTGATGAGCGACGGCGAGCTGGTCGAGATCCGCATGACCGCGGCCGAGCTGCAAACCATGTGCGACCGCTGGGTCGAGGCCGTCTATTGCCATGACGAGCATGCGGGCCTCGCCGGCAAAAAACCTGCGGACGTGGCTCGCGCCTGGACGCTGCCCGTCCGCCGGATCAGCGACGAGCGGGCGCTCGATCTCCTGCTCCTGCCGGCGCCGCACAACGGCGGCTTCGGCACCATTCAGAAGAAGGGGGTCAAGGTGGACCGGGCGTGGTTCGTGGCGCCGGAGCTGGGGAGCCGCGAGAAAGGCGAGCGCGTGCAGATCCTCCTCGACGCCACCGACTGGGGCCGGATCTATCTCTTTAGCGGCGATGGTGAATTCATCTGCGTCGCCGAAAATGCCGACCGCCTGGGCGCCGACCGGGTCGAGGTGGCGGCCCGCGCCCGGGAGATCCAAAAACGGATTATCCACGAAGGCGCGGCGGAGCTGCGGCGGGAGGCGAAGGAAGAGGCGGTGGCGACCATCGCCCGCGAGTACATCGAGTACCGGGAGGCGCAGATCGCCAACGTGACCGAGCTGCCGAAGCGGGCCGAAGAGCACACCACCCCGGCGCTCGACCAGGCGGCGCGGGCCGTGGCGGCCGTCATGCGGCGCGAAGCGGCCCCCGCCCCTCAAGAGCTTTCGGCCGAAGAATACGCCGCGAGCGAGGCGGTGATCGCCAAGTTCGAGCGGCGGGCCGGGATCCGCATGGCGCAGCCGGCGGACGAAAACGAGGCGTATGAGCTGCTGCTGGAGGAAAAACGGCTGGGGCTGGAATTGAGCGACAAGGAAGAGCGGTGGCTGCTCGAATACGACCACTACATGATGACCAGCAAGCGGAAAGGCTTGATGGCCGAAGGCTGGCAGCCGTTTGCCGAGCGGCGGCGGATTGCGGAGGGGACGGAGTAGACCCAAACTTTGTTATGGGCCAGGAGGTGCAGGATGCCAACACATTTGACAGTGGTTTACACGATCAACGATGAAAATGCTTTTGCAGCGGAAAGAGAACGCCTGTTGTCTTTGTTCAAAGGGTCGAAAGGGGAGCAATGGGCGATTACTGCAATGTCCAAGGACCATGAGATGCGCCGCGTGGACTTGATCCAAGATGCAGTAGACGAAGATGCAATGGACTTGATCGAGGACATTCTCGGTGCCTGTGAGATTGGTAATAGCACCACCCTGGATGATATTCGTGGTGGCGCATAACTGGTCAATGTCGAGCAAGTAGCGTGCAGCCGCGACAAGAAGACAGTGCGTTGAGCACCTATGCGTAGAAACACCAAAGCCGGGGAGGCCACCCCGGCTTTGAATCGCCCTTGAAACGGGCTTAAACGCAACAAAAGGAGGTTACCACAGTGCGACATGAGATGGCAATGACCAAAAACGTGCGCCGCTTTCTGGCCGCGGTGCATGCGCTCCAAGACCGGCCGCCGGGGCTCGAAGGGATGGGCCTGTTGTGGGGCCTCGCCGGCGAAGGCAAGACCACGACGCTCGCCTTTGTGAGCAATCAGCTCGACGGCGTCTATGTCCGGGCGCAATCCTCCTGGACGGTAAGCTCGATGCTGGCCGACATCTGCCACGAGCTGGGCCTGCCGCCCCGCCGCATCCGGGCTCAGGCCGTGCGCGACATCATCCAGGTCATGATCCAGGGAGATCGCGGACCGCGGCCGCTGTTTATCGACGAAGCCGGCTACCTGCTCGATGACCCGAAGCAGCTCGATACCATCCGGGACATTTACGACATGGTGCCCGGCGCCGCCGTGATCCTGGTCGGTGAGGAAAATCTCGCCCGGAAAGTGAAGCAAAACGGCCGCTTCGCCCGGCGCGTCACGCAATGGGTCGAGTTCACGGGCATCGATATCCACGACGCGCGCACCGTGGCCGAGACCGTCTGCGAGGTAGGGATCGCCGCCGACCTGCTCGCCTACATGCACCAGGAAACGCATGGCAATATCGGCCGCCAGGTCGTGGCCCTGGCCAAGATCGAGAGCGCCGCCCGTGCTGCCGGCTTGGCCACCATGGACCGGGCCGCCTGGGGCGACCGGCCGCTTTACCTGGATCAGCCGGAGTTCAAGCGGAGGAAGAAGTAATGGCCAGATTATGCGGGAGTCTGCCAAAGGTTTGGCCGACCGCGGCCAGGCAACGCATGTGGCATGCGATGCGGATCATGCTGCGCTTCACGGCTGCCGACATTTGCCGCACGGCATCCGCGAAGATCGATAATGTCCGGCGCTATTTGCAGGCCTTGGCGGCGCACGGCTTTGTCAGAGAGGACAAGGGCTATACCGGCGGCAAACCGGGCGCCCTGAAATCGTTCAGCCTGGTGCGCAACCCCGGCCCGAATCATCCGATGATCTGTGACCGCTGCGGCAAGTCTGTCGCCGGCGTCCGCGAGTGCTGCCCGCCAAAGGAGGTCGCCGATGAATAACCGCCTTGAGCTGCTCCGCCGGATGGTCGCCGAGACCAGTCAGGCCAGAGTGGCGCGGGAGATCGGCATGAGCCCGGCCGCGATCAACCAGGCGGTGCAGGGGAAATACCAGGGAGACGTCGAAAAACTCCTCACCCGGGTGGCCGAGCGCTACGGCGCCGAGACCACCGTCTGTCCGGTGCTCGGCGAGATCACCCTCGGCCGCTGCGCCGACGAGCGGAAACGGCCCTTTGCGGCCTCGAGCCCGCTTCGGGTGCGGATTTATCGAGCTTGTAAACAATGCGACAACAACAGGAGGTAGCGAAGATGGGAGACGTGATCAAGATCGAGGACAAAACGAGGCTCGCGGCCGGAATGATCGCCGCCGGGTACAGCGTCGCCGAGACCATGGCGCTGGTGCACGGCCGGATGCCGGGGCCGTGCGCCGATTGCCCGGCCAGTGCGATTGTGGCGGGCTACCGGTACGAGGCGGTCATCATGGCGACCCACCTCAAAGAGCATCTGGACACGGCGCAGCCGGGGCTGATGAGCGATAGCGAGCTCGCCGAGCTGGCCGGCATGGCGATGTGCCTCGGCCGGCAGCTCGAGCGCTATTTGCAGGTCGGGGCCGCGGCCACCCTGGCGTGTGTCGAAAATCTGGAGCTGGCCGACAGCCATAGCCGGCTGTTGGGCGAGTGAAATCCCCCCTGTGTCCCCCCTTTGCGAAAGGGGGGAGAAAACCACAGGCAAAAAGGAGGTAGCAAGTGGAAGGAATCCCAGCAGGGTACATGAAGAACAGTCAGGGCCACCTAGTGCCGGTCGATGCCGTCAAAGAGATCGACAAGGCCAGGGATGCGCTGGTGCGCGAGATCGTCGCCAAGGCAGCCTCGCTCTCCGAGCTGCTCGCCCGGTTCAAGGCCGCCTCCATGGCCGATATCGAAGCCTTTGTCGAGCTGTCGGCCGAAAAGTACGGGGCGAAAAAGCTCGGCGGCAGGAAGGGCAACGTGCTGTTGACCAGCTACGACGGCGAGTGGCGGGTGCTGCGGGCCATGGCCGATAACCTCATTTTCGACGAGCGCTTGCAGATCGCCAAGCAGCTGATCGACGAGTGCATCCAGGAGTGGGCTGCCGGCTCGCGGGCCGAGATCATGGCCCTCGTCAACGACGCCTTTTATCAGGAGAAGGCCGGCAAAATCAACACCGCCCGCATCCTCGGCCTGCGGCGGCTCGACATCAAGGACGAAAAATGGCTGCAGGCGATGAACGCGATCGGCGACAGCCTCCAGGTCGCCGGCTCCCGCGCCTACCTGCGGATCTACCGGCGCACCAAGGGCGACCAGTACGAGCAGGTCAACCTCGATCTCGCGGCGCTGTGAGGGGGGGGACTATGGAATTCATCTGCCCGAAATGCAGCTACCAGCACACCCGCGCCGATCTGGCCGCTGAGCAAAACCACATTGACCCCGAGGTGATCGAGGTTTTTATCTGCTGCGCGCACTGCGGCCACGAGCGGTCGGCGCTGGTCGAGATCGCCGATTTCACGTCGGAGGATGATTCCCCCAGCGACGAGCAGGAGGAGGAAATTGTGGTGGGCGATTGCGACGAGGAGGTGGCGGGCGACTGAAGCGAAACTCCCGCCTCTCGCGGGAGTCGCCTCGGCGTGGTGGCCGGGGCCTGAACGAGCAGCCAACGTCAGATAACCGAATGGTTTTCACCCTCTCCCCTGGCGGGAGAGGGACAGGGTGAGGGGGATATATGGCCGAGCGCTATTACTGGACCATGGCCGAAATCAAGATCGTCCGCGAGCATTACCCGATCGGCGGCGTGAACGCCTGCCGGGCGCACCTCCCCGACCGGACCGAGGGCGCCATCCATCAGCAGGCGCGTGGGCTGGGGCTGTGGGCGCCAAAGGGGAAAAAGCCGGCCCAGCCTTACGCCACCAGCCCGGAGATCGACCGCGCCATCATCGAATGCTACCAAACGCGCACCGAACGCGGCGCGATCAAGGCCCTGGCCGCCAAGCTCCTGCGGCCGTTCTGGTGGGTGAAAAAACGGGCGATCGCCCTCGGCATCGCCCAGCCGGCCACTAGGGAGCCGGACTGGAGCGCGGCGGAAATTGAGCTGCTGCGCGCCCATGCCCACAAAAACGAGCACGTCATCCGCCGCCTCTTCGCCCGCCATGGCTTCAAACGGACCGCGACCGCCATCGTCGTCAAGCGCAAGCGGCTGCAGTGCGACAGCACCGATCCGGACCATTACACCGCCCGGCAGCTCAGCCTCGAATTCGGGGTTGATTCCTCGACCATTACCAAGTGGATCGAGCGCGGTTTGCTCAAAGCCAAACGGCGCGGTACCGAGCGCACCGCCGTCCAGGGCGGCGACATGTGGTGGATCAAGCGCCGGGACGTGCGCGACTTCGTGGCCGACAATGCCGGCGCCGTCGATTTGCGCAAGGTTAACAAGGTCTGGTTCATCGATTTGCTGGTGCATCCGTAATGGCCGACACCTGTAACGGCACCTGCCTTTATCACTTATTTTTCAGCCTGCGCCGGACCGAATCCGGCCGGCTCGCCAACGTGTGCTGGTGCCGGCATCCAAACCATGTGCAAGAGATCGCGGGCGCCGGCTGCCGTGGCCGGGATTTCGTGGCGTTTTACGAGAAAAAGCTGCCATCGCAGGCCGATTACCCGTGGCCGCAACCGGTGGACATCCAGGAGGGAAGATATGTGGGGAGACGAGGTATTGCGGGCGCTCTGGGGCCTTATTGCCTGCTGGCCGCTGATGGCCCTGGCGCATAGATGGCGGCTTAAACCGCTGCCGACGACGATCATGATCACACTGTGGTGTGTGCCGGTGTGGCGGCTTTACGCCGTGGTCGTGAGGTGGCTATGCGGCTGATCTGCCCGAGCTGCGGCGCCATCGCGAGCGTCGACGCCTGGAAAAATGACGAGGAGATGCGGGCCGCCATGGCCGTGGTCGCGGCGCTCCCGGGCCGGCTGCCGGCCGTGGCTCTCTCTTATTGTGGGCTGTTCCGGCCCATGAAATCCGCCCTTGCCTGGTCGCGGGTCGCGGCGATCGCGCGGGAGCTCGCGGCCCTCGTCGCGAGCGGCCATGTTCAGATCGACACCATGCCGGCCCGGCCGTGCCCGCCGGCCGTCTGGGTCGCGGCGATCGAGGACATGCTCGCCGATCGCGACCGGCTGCGGGCCAAAGGCGGGCCGATGAAAAACCATAATTATCTCCGCCGGGTCGCTTACAGCAAGGCGGATGCCGTCGACGCCGCCGCCGAGAAGAAACGCAACGAGGCCGAGCGGACCGGGAATACCCGGGCGCTGGCGCCGGCGGAAGAAAGCGGCCCGATGGACCGCGCGGCGGTTCTCAAGGAACTCGACGGTTTTAAACAGAAGATGGGGTGGTGATGATGACCTTGGAAGAGATCAAAAGATGGCGCGCAGAGGCAACCCTTGAGCAGGCCAGAGATACTTTTATCAGCCGACTTGATCGGCTGATCGAAATCGCGGCGGTGGCCCAGCAGGCGGTTGATGCTTGGCAGGAATACTGTGACCGGTATCCTGGGTTTCGGAAGGAATTCTCGGACCACCGCGCAATGTATGCGCTGGCGGAGGTGCTGCGAGGGCAAAATGCCGACCAGAGCTGACCTCGCCAAGATCCACATCGCCGCGAAAGAGATCGGGCTCGATGACGAGGGCTACCGCCATCTTTTGGCCGACCGCTACCGGGTCGAGAGCGCCCGCGAGCTCACCCCGCGCCAGGTGGCGGATCTGCTCGCCCATTTCCGGCGGCTGGGGTGGCAGGCGCGGCCGGGGCGGCAGGCCAAGGAGAAAAGTGGATCCGGATCCGCTTTGGCGAGCGACCCGCAGTCGCGCAAAATCCGGGCGCTGTGGATCACCCTGCACAAAGCCGGCGTGGTCCGCGACCCCTCGGAATCGGCGCTGGCCGCCTATGTGCAGCGGATGACCAAGAGCCGCGTTCAGCCCCAGGGCGTGGCGGCGCTCCAGTGGTGCGACGGAGCGCAAAAGCACCGGATCATCGAGGCGCTCAAAGAATGGGGCAAGAGGACAAGGGTCGATGGCTGAGCCGCCGCTCGATTTCGATTTGACCAAGCTCCCGACCGAGCTGCTGCCCGCGATCGAGGACTTGCCCGGCGATTTGCGGACCCTCGCCGAAGAGGTCGGGGTGCTAAACACGCTCCGGATCGTCCAGCGCTTTCGCTCGACCCCGATTTATGTGTGCAACCTCGATGCCTGGCGGATCCGCTGGCGGGACCAGTGCATCCGGCAGGAGTACGACCGCGGGGTGAAGGTCCCCGAGATCGCCCGCCGCTATGGCCTCTCCGAGCGCTGGGTGTGGGCGATCCTGGGGCGGCCGGACGAAAGGCAAGGACGGTTGTTTTAACGCTGTTTTTAAGCCGCGCCCCAGAGGCGCATTAATAAGCCAGACGCCAACGGCGTCGGCTTGAAAAACATGGTTCGGCACAAATGGAGGTCGTAAGCCTATGAAAATCAAAAAAGAAGCTCTTGAAAAAGCGATAAACACCTCTTTAAAAGATCTGCGCAATGGATGTGAATCTGAAGCATTCTGCATTTATGCGGAAGATGGCATAGAGGTGCAAGTGCATATAACTACCGACGAAAATGATTTTTTGGATTGCATTCTCGAAGATTACGAGCGTGCGGCTGAGTAGGTGCCGAACGCCTTCCTTGAGCCGGGAGCCGGCGGCCAAGGTAATGGCAGGGGAATTACGACTCGGCTCAAAGGAATGGTTAAATGGCATGGCTTACGAAGACAAGAAATGGGTGATTATAAATTTGGAGTGTGTCTTTTTTGATGCAGATTTGCGCGAGATCCACGCTCTTCCAGAGAGGTTTAGACCCACAGTGATTTATTCAAGTAAAGGAAAAGCTGAAGACGAGCTGTTGCGTTTACAACAGACGCACAGTGAAGAAGAATTCGTACTTTTTGAAGCTGTTGCCCATGCTGTGCCTGGCCAGATAGAGAGAGGCGTCCTTTTTATTGAGGACATTTAACATCAAATTATCTAGAGCGTGCAAGGTATGACGTACCGCAAAAGATTAGGCATGGCCAAGCGCTTGGCAGCGATGCGGGCGGCGGCGGAGAAACGGCGGCTCGAGTCGGAGCCGCCGGAATATCCTGCGGCTCTGCCTGATCTGCGGCGGGAGATCATCGTGCGCGATCATGATAGCGGCACGGTCGAATATCATTTCAAGCTTTATCGCACCGGCCGCGTCGACTGCTACCGCCTCGAATGCGACGGCAAGGTGATTGCCGGTCGAGTCGGCTGGGCCAAGGTGCTCGAGACCATCCGCAAGGGTTTTGTCCGCGTCCGCTCCACCCAATAGCCCCCACTGAACCAACCCCACTGAAGTACCGCAGCTAACAACCCTCGGCAACACCCCGTAATCTGTCCCCTGTACTCTTCATTACCTCCTTGGCCTTGGGCATGGGCGGGAGCGGTCGGCAGGCCGCTTCCGCCTTTACCCGCAGGCGAAATCCCCTGCCCCCTTTTGCAAAGGGGGGGAGAAACCTCAGCGAGAGGAGCAGCATGGACCAGGACAGCGTCACCAGAACCGCGACCCAACTGCTCGCCCTGCACGAGGGCTTGCGGCTAAAGCCCTACCGCTGCCCGGCCGGGAAGTTGACGATCGGCTACGGCCGGAACCTGGAGAGCCTCGGCATTACCAAGCCGGAGGCCAAGTATCTCCTGGATAACGATGTCCTGCGTTGCCGGTTCGAGCTGGAGCGGGCGGTGCCCGGCTTCCTCGCCCTTTCGCCGCGGCGGCAAATTGCCCTGATTGACCTCGATTTGAATCTCGGGCTGCCGACTTTTTTAGAATTTAAACGCATGTTAGCGGCCCTTTCAGCTGGTGATTTTAACCGCGCCGCGGATGAGCTGCACGATAGCGAGTGGGCGCGGCAGGTCGGCGCCCGGGCGGAGCGATTGGCGCGGATGATGCGGGAGGGGTGAGACCCTAGGAGGACAAAATGCTGCGCACAAGCAAGATCTTTTGGCGATCGAAAACTTTTTGGGCCAACGCAATCGCGTTTGCCGCGCTGGTCACCCAGCATTTTTGCGGGGTGGAGATCCCGGCTGATGTCCAGGTAGCGCTGCTCGCAACGGTCAACCTCGTCCTGCGCGCTGTGACCCGAGAGGCAATCCACTGGCCAGACAATGGCGCTTTAAAAAGCTTGCTGCTGCTCGTTGCCGCCGGCGCTTGTCTGCTCAGCTTTTCCGGCTGCGCCGGGGCCAAGGTGGCGACCGCTCCGGACGGGACTTGCAACGCCGGGTACTTTTCCGTCCTCAAATCCTACGACGGTATCAAGATGGCGGCCTGCGGCGGCAGCGGCCAAGCGGACGGCGTCACTACCGACCAGCAGCTTACCGATGCGCTCACGCAGGCGCTCATCCGGGGCCTCGGCGGCATGTAGCCATGGACGAGCAAGCCTATATTTACCTTGGCCAGTATCACGGCATTTCAGCCATCTCGCGGCTGATTCGCTGGCGGACCTGGAGCGAGATCAGCCACACCGCGGCGTATCTGCCCGGCTGCGAAGAGGTGATCGAGGCCTGGAGCGGCGGGGTCCGGCGCCGCCACTGGACCGAGGGCCACACGCCGGGCACCCAGATCGATCTTTACCGGGTGCCCTGCACGCCGGTACGGCAGGAGCGCTTTTATAGCTTTCTCACCAGCCAGCTGAACAAGGGCTACGACTACAACGCCATCCTCGGCTTTCTTGGCCGAGTGCAGAGCCAGGACGCGGCCAAGTGGTTTTGCTCGGAGCTGGTGTTCACGGCGGCAGACAAGGCCGCCATTGTACTGCTGCAAAACATCCCGGCCTACAAAGTGGATCCGGGCACGCTCAACCTCTCGCCGCTCCTCGATTTAGTCGAGGTGCGGAGGGTGCCGGAGCATGGCCGGCCGTAATGGACGATGCCGATTACGCCCAGGAGCGGGAGCGGCTATTCCTCGCCGACTCCATCCGCAAAGCGCGCAGCCGGCCGCCGGCCGGTCCAGCGGCCGAAAGGTGCGAGGATTGCGGCCGCCTGATACCGGAAGCGCGGCGCCGGCTGGCCCCCGGCTGCACGCGGTGCGTGGGCTGCCAGGCTAACTTTGAGAAGGGGGAATAAGTGGCCATCAACTACCAAGCGCTGCAGTTCTGGCTGACCGCGCTCGTTTTTCTGGTCAATGTCGCGCTCTGGCTTTACGTGCGGCAGAGCAACAAGAGTAAGGCGACGACCGAGGCCCTGGGCGTGCTCGCCGAACGGCTTACCAAGATCGAGACCGCCATCCCCTTTATGCCGAGCCGCCGGGACCTCGACAAGCTGGGCGCGAAAATCGAAAGCCTGGTCGAAAAACTGGGCACCCTCGATGGCCGCCTCTCCGGGATCAACCGGGCGGTCGATTTGCTAAACCAGCATCACCTCAAAATCGGAGATGGCTCATGAACGCCTTTAGCGACCTCGTCACCTCGGATATGCGCCTGGTGATTCTGCGCACCTTGGCGCAGGATCCGGACTACTCGGTCAACGAGTACGTCCTTGCCGGCGCCCTCAAGATGCTCGGACACAACGTCAGCCGCGACCGGCTGTTGACCGAAGCCGCCTGGCTCGCCGAGCAGGGGCTGATCACCAGCACTGACGTCATGGGCTCCCTGGTGATCAAGCTCACCCGCCGCGGCAAGGATGTTGCCGACGGCGCCGTGGTCGTCCCCGGCGTCAAGCGGCCGGAGCCGGAGCTCTAGCCCATGGGCCGCCAATCGTCCATTGACCGGCTGCCGGAGGATATCCGGGAACAGCTCCAAGAGCTGCTCCGCGATCCGCGCGTGACCCAGCTCGACGCCACGGCCCGGATCAACGAGATCCTCGCGGTTGAGGGGCACGAAGAGCGGGTGACGAAATCGGCGGTCAACCGCTACGACCTCTCGATGCGGGAAGCCGGGGAAAAGCTCCGGCAGAGCCGCGAAGTGGCCAAGATGTGGATCGGCAAGCTCGGCGCCGCGCCGGCCGGGCAAGTCGGCCACCTGGTAAACGAGATCCTCCGGACGCTGGCTTTCGATTTGAGCCTCAAGCTCCAGGACGCGGAGCTGAACGAAGAGAGCCTGCCCGGGGTGATCAGTCAGGTGAAGGCGCTGGCCCTGGCGGTGCAGCGGCTGGAAGCGAGCAGCACCATGAACGTCAAGCGGGAGGCGGAAATCCGCAAGCAGACCCTGGAGAAGGCGGCCGAGGCTATAGGCGAGACAGCCCGCGAGGCCGGCGTGAGCGCGGAGACCATCGCCCGGATCAGGCGCGACGTGCTGAGGATGTCGGCATGAGTAGCGGCGGCGCCAAGATCAAGCCGGTCAACCCGGAAGGGATCTTTCTCCCCTATCAGGAGAAGTGGATTGTCGACCGCAGCCGCCTGAAGCTCATGGAGAAGGCGCGGCAGATCGGCCTTTCCTGGTCGACCGCCTATGCCGCCGACGAGCGCACCGCCGAGGCCGGGGCCAAGTGGGACCAGTGGATCAGCAGTCGCGACGATCTCCAGGCCCGGCTGGTGATCGAAGACTGCAAGATGTTCGCGAAGGTGCTGCACCTCGCCGCCGAGGACCTGGGCGAGCGGGTGATCGACGAAGAACGGAAAATCTCCGCCTACGTGCTGCACTTCGCCAACGGCCGGCGCATCCACTCGATGAGCAGCAACCCGGATGCCCAGGCCGGCAAGCGCGGCGGCCGTATCCTCGACGAGTTCGCGCTCCATCCGGACCCGCGCAAGCTCTGGGCCATCGCCTACCCGGGCATCACCTGGGGCGGCAACATGGAGGTGATCTCCACCCACCGGGGGAGCGGCAACTTCTTTAATTTGTTGGTACGCGAGATCCGCGAGCACAACAACCCGAAGCACATCAGCCTGCACCGGGTGACCCTTGAAGACGCTCTCAACCAGGGCTTCCTCTACAAGCTCCAGCAGTCGCTCCCATACGAGCACGAAGTCATGGAGATGGACGAGACCGCCTACTTCGACTTCATCAAGAGCGGCTGCGCCGACGAAGAATCCTTCCTCCAGGAGTACATGTGCGTCGCGGCCGACGACGCCTCGGCCTTCCTCGAATACGACCTGATCGCCGGTTGCGAATACGGCCAGGCCGAGAAATGGGAGTGGAACGGCACCGTCGAGACCAGGCCCCACGGCCAGCTTTATGCCGGGCTCGATATCGGCCGCAAGAAGGATCTGACCGTGCTCTGGGTGCTCGAGCTGCTCGGCGACGTGCTTTATACGCGCCTGGTGGTCGAGCTGCAGAACATGAAGAAGCCGGACCAGGAAGCGGTGCTCTGGCCGGTCATGGGACTCATGGACCGCACCTGCATGGACTACACCGGCCTCGGCATCGGCTGGGGCGACGACGCGCAGCGCCAGTTCGGCGAGCAGCGGGTTGAGCTGGTGACCTTCACGCCCCACGTTAAGGAAGCCCTCGCCTACCCGGTGCGCGGCAAAATGGAAGACAAGCGGCTGCGCATCCCGTACAAGCCGGCAATCCGCGCCGATCTGCGGGCGGTCACCAAGGAGACCACCGCTGCCGGCAACATCCGGTTCACCGCCGAGCGCAGCGAAAACGGCCACGCCGACCGCTTTTGGGCGCTGGCGCTGGCGATTCACGCGGCGAGCCAGCCGAGCGGGCCGATCGAGTATGAATCCACCGGCCGGCGCCAGAGCGCCGCGCCACTCAAACGTTTCATGGCGCGCTGATTATGGCTGACGACAAATCCCCCCTGCCCCCCTTTACAAAGGGGGAGAAGCCGACCACCGACGAGATCGCGACCAACGCGAAGGACATCGACATCTTTGCCGGCTGGCTCTCGCGGCTCGAAAACCCGGACCCGGTGCTGCGCACCGAGGCGGGCGGCAAGGGGTTGAAGCTCTATGACGAAGTGGCCCGCGATCCGCACGCCGGCTCGGTGCTTCAGACTAGGGCGCTGGCGGTGACCGGCAAGGAATGGGTGGTCGAGCCGGCCGACGAATCGGCCCGCAGCCAAGAAATCGCCGACTTCGTCCGCGAGGCCCTGGAGAAATGCAATTTCGACCAGGCCCGCCAGGAACTGCTGAAAGGCATCCTGTACGGCTTCTATGTCGGCGAGGTGATCTGGGCGGTGCAAAACGGCCGGTATGTGCCGGCCAAGATCCGCGCCAAGCACCCGCGGCGCTTCGTCTTCGATACGGAACGGCGGCTTCGGCTGCTCACGCCGTCGAACATGATCGACGGCGAGGAGGTGCCGGAGCGCAAGTTCATCGTCTTCACCTACGGCAGCTCGGACAATCCTTACGGCGACGGCCTCGGGCAAAAGCTGTGGTGGCCGGTGTGGTTCAAGAAGAACGGGGTGAAGTTCTGGCTGGTGTTCCTGGAGAAATTCGGCCAGCCGACGCCGCTGGGCAAATATCCGCCCGGAACGCCGGGGCCGCAGCAGCAGGCGCTGCTCGATGCGCTCGATGCTATCCAGACCGATAGCGGCGTCAAGATCCCGGACAATATGCAGATCGAGTTCCTGGAGGCAGCCCGGAGCGGCAATGCCACCTATCAGGGCCTCTGCGATTACATGGATCGGGCGGTCAGTAAGGCGGTGCTCGGCCAGACGCTCACCACCGAGATCAAGGGCGAAGGCTCCTTTGCCGCGAGCAAGACCCATGACGAGGTGCGCGGCGAGGTCACCAAGGCGGACGCCGATCTGCTCTGCGAGTGCCTGAATCAGTCCCTGGTCCGCTGGATCGTCGATCTCAACTTTGCCGGGGTAACCGATTACCCGCAGGTGTGGGTACAGACCGAGGAAGGCGAGGATCTCAAAGAGCGGATCGAGGTGGATAAGGGCCTGGTCAAGGAGATCGGGCTGCCGGTGGCGAAGAAGTATTTCTACGAGACCTATGGCGTGCCCGAGCCGCAAAAAGGGGAAGAGGTGGTGGCGCCGCCCCAGCCGCCCCCCGCCCCGGCTCTGCCACAGGCAGCGGAAGGGAAATCCCCCCTCGGTCCCCCCTTTGGCAAAGGGGGGAAGAACACCGCCACCTTCAGCGATGGGTTTCCCCCCCTTTTGGGAAAGGGGGGCAGGGGGGATTTCACCCCGGAGCAGCAGGCGCTTGAATCTTTAGCCGACCAGGCGGCAGCCGAAGCAGTGGCGGCGCTGGCGGCCAACGAGGCGCGCTTTGACGAAGCGGTGCAGACGGCATCCTCCTATGAGGAGGCAATCGGCAACCTGCTGGCTCTCTTCCCGGCGTTGAACGTGGACAGCCTGACCAGCGTGCTCGAGCGGTCGCTTTTCGCCGCCCACATGCACGGCCGGGCCACGACCAGGAGGGATGATGGCTGAGCTGGTCCTTTCGCCGATCACCCTCGAAGCCGCGGCCGAATTCTGGCGGTCCAAGGTCCAGCTTTCGCCCGGCCAGTTCAACCGGCTGGCCGACGAGGTGAAGACGCTGGCCTTCGGGATCGGCGGCATTGCCAAGGGCGCGGAGCTGGCCACGGTTTTCGAGGCCCTGCAGCGGGCGATGGAGGATGGCATCAGCTTTGGCGACTTCAAGGCGCAATGCGCGGCGATCTTCGAGCGCCGCGGCTGGACGGGGCTAAGCTCCTGGCGGGTGGACAACATTTTCCGCACCAACATCCAGACCGCCTACAATGTCGGCCGCTACCGCGAGCTGCAGGAAATGGCCGACAGCTTCCCCTATTGGGAGTACGACGCGGTCAACGATCGCCGCACGCGGCCGACACACCGGGCGCTCGATGGCAAGGTGTTCCCGGCCAATCATCAATTTTGGGACACCTGGTACCCGCCGAACGGGTTCCGCTGCCGCTGCTCGGTGATGGCGCTCACCGAAGGCGAGGTCGCCGAGCGCGGCCTGAAGGTGGAAACCGAGGACCCGACCGGCAGGCTTATCGAGCCGCTCGATCCGGTGACCGGCAACCGCGTGCCGGCGCGGCCGCTCATCCCTGATCCCGGCTTTGCCCACCATCCGGGCAAGACCGTGTGGGGCGGCGTGGTCGATAGCGCGGGCGGCGGCGGGCTCTATGAGCCCCTGCCATCGCTGCACACGCCGGCCGATTACGGCCGCCGGGCGCTCGCCAATGTCCAGCCGGCAAAGCTGGCGGCGGTGGATGAAGGCATGCTGCTGCCCGCTGGCCAGGGGGATGACTTCTACCGGGCCGAGTTCCTCCGCCGTTATGGCGAGGAAAAGCTGATCCGCGACGCGGCCGGCGAGCCGGTGGTGCTGTCGCTCCGCAGCTTCCTGGTGGACAAAACGCCGGGCGCGGCGCCCGTGTACAAGTTCGGCAAGGCCGGCCATGGCGAGATGGTGCCGCTGCTCGAAGCGATGCTCGTCGAGCCTTACGAGATTTGGCTGACGCCGCAGAAGAACGCGGCCGGCAAGGCGCGGCTCGCCCGGCGCTACATCTCGCTGTGGAAGACGGCGGACAAGGAGCGGATCGGCGGCCTGGCGGTGTTCGAAGTGATCGACGGGGTGTGGAGCGGGGTAACGGCCTTTGTGCCGTTCAAGGGCGGGCTGCCGGACCTGGGCTATGTGGAGCGGCAGCGGCTGGGCTTGCTGCTGTACGGGCGCTGACCGGGGCGGCGCACACCCCGGCCCGCATGCGCTTCCTGGCAGGGTGGCCCCCCTGGCGTACATGCGTCCCGTTGACATTTCCAGCTTAGCAGGCGGGTAAAACAGCGGCAATAAAAAAACGCTCCAGAATGCCCCAGAATCGTTTCCGGGGTACTGACCCCCGGCAAACGTGGGCCGCGCCGGTCCTGGGGCAATTTAAAGATAGTTTAAACGGGGTTCCATGAGCGGCATCACCTTACGAATCGACGATCACGAAGTGACCGACGGCATCCGGAGCTTGCTCGCCAAGGTCGATCACCGCGAGCCGCTCATGCGCCGCATCGGCATGGTGCTCCGCGAGAGTGTGCGCCGCAACTTCCGGGCCGGCGGCCGGCCGGTCAAATGGCAGCCGTCCAAGCGAGCCAAGGGTGACGCGGCCTACGGCGCTAAAAGCGGCCAGACCCTGGTCGACACCAAGCGGCTGATGAATTCGATCGCGTTTTCGGCCTCGGCCAGCTCTGTCCGGGTGGGGACCAACGTCGTCTATGGCGCCGCGCATCACCTGGGCTCAAGCACATCGGTAACGCAAAACGTGCGGCCGCATGTGCGGGTGATCAAGCAGGCATTCGGCCGGGCGCTGAAAACGCCCAGCCGAGTAAACGTGAAGGGCCACAGCCGCAAGGCGAATCTGAAGCTCCCGGCCCGGCCCTGGCTCATGGTGCAGGCCGAGGACTGGCGGACCATCGCCGGGCTTGTAAACGACTATCTGACGAGGTGAGAAATGTCACAGCCACAGTTCGCAGGATTCGACGATTACATCGAGGTTTTTGCCGGCGGAAGACAAACGGACATGAGCGGCGCCGAGCATGACGGCGACGCGCTGATCGACAGAGCCGTCGCCACCTTCGACCCGGCCGCCCACGAGCCGCCGGCGGTGATCGGCCACCCGACCACCGACGCCCCGGCCTATGCCTGGGTGGAAGGCGTCAAAAGCGGCACCGATGCCAAAGGCCGCAAGGTCATGCTGGCCAAGTTCAAGCAGGTGGTGCCCGAGTTTGCGGACATGGTCCAGCGCGGGCTCTTCAAAAAGCGCTCGGTCAAGTTCTACCAGGACGGCCGGCTGCGCCATGTCGGCTTTCTGGGCGCCGCGCCCCCGGCGGTAAAGGGGCTGGCCGACATCAAGTTCGGCAGCGACGAGAGCGGGCCGGTTTTCGAATTCGGCGAGGCGACCGGGACCATCACCCGGATCTTTCGCCGCCTGCGCGACTTTCTCATTGAAAAGGAAGGCCAGGAAAAGGCGGACCGGATCATTCCGGACTGGGACCTCGAATATATGCAGGAAGAGGCGAAACGGCCGGCGGAGGAGACCGGCTTCACAGAACAAGGGGCAAACCGCCCCGCAAAGCAAGAGGAGGGCAGTATGCCTGACAAAACGTTTACCGAGCAGGATGTGGAGGCGATCCGCAAAAAAGCGGCCGATGACGCCGCGGCAGCGGAGCGCAAAAAGGTGGAGGCGGAGTTCGCCGAGAAGGCCAAGGACGAGCGCCGGACGACCACTAAAGCCACCATCAAGAAGTGGATCGCCGACGGCGTCGCGGCCGGCAAGATCGCACCGGCATGGAAAGATGCGGGCCTTGCCGCCTTCTGTGAGCGGCTTGACAGCGAGGAGGCGCTCGCCTTTAGCGACGCCGGCGAAAAGCAGACCGGCCTTAACTGGTTCATGGCCTTTATCGACAGCCTGCCGAAGCTGATCGAATTCGGCGAGGCGGCCGGCCGGAATAAGAATGTCGGCGGTGGCGATGCCGGGGCCAAGCTCGAAGCGCTCACCCGAAAAAAACTCGAAGCCAAACCGGAGCTGGGATTTTCCGCCGCCTTCAGCGAGGTGCAGCGGGAGCATCCGGACCTGGCGCAGGAGTACGCGGCGAGCCTGGCATAGCGAGTTGTCGGGTTACGCTCGCGCTAACCCGACCTATGACGACTCATCACTCAGTATGGAGGATTAAGCAATGACGACCGAAAAAGGGGTGCTCGACCTGGCGTGGCCGGCCGGCGAGGACTTGAGCAACGATCAATATCGATTTGTGGTGCTGACCAGCGCCGGCACGGTCCGGCGGCCGGACTCGGAAACCGAGGTCGGGCTCGGCATCCTGCAGAACGCGCCCGCATCCGGCGAGGCGGCCAACGTCCGGCTGCTCGGGGCGAGCAAGATGGTGGCCAATGCCGCCCTGGGCATCGGGACGTTCGTTATGCCGGAATATGTAAGCGCCACCGATGCCGGCAAAGGCAAGACCAGCGCCGGCGCCCCGGCCTATACCCGGGCGCAGGTGATCGAGTCTACCGGTGCCGAGGACGATCTGGCGAGCGTGCTGCTCACCTCGCCATTCCCGGGCATCAACGACGCCGTGGCCCATGTGACCACGGTCACCACGGACACTACCGGCGGGGCGAATACCTGGAGCGCGGCGGAGATGATCGGCGGGCTTTTGCTCCGCGACCCGGCCGGCGCCAACCGCTCCGATGTGACCGCGACCGCGGCCCAGATCGTGGCCGCGATTGCCGGGGCAATCGTCGGCAGCTCCTTCGAGTTCACGATCAAGAACACCGCCGACGCCAACGAGACCATCACCCTTACCGCCGGCGCCGGGGTGACGCTCACCGGAACGATGACCATCCGCCGCGGCTATACCAAGCGGTTCCTGGCGGTTTGTACCAATGTTACCGCCGCCGCCGAAGCGGTCACCATCTACGAGCTTACCGAGACCCCGAACACCGTCGACCGGCGCAACGACACCATTGCCGATCCCGGCAACGCCGGCGCCATCGCCGTCACCGAATCGGGCGTCTGCGCCATGACCTCGGCCGGCGCCGAAACGCGGACGATCGCCGCCCCGGCGTTCATGGGCCAGACGATCAGCCTGATCGACGACACCCATGTCGGCAACATTGTCGTCACCGCGGCGACCACCGTCAACCAGACCGGCAACAATACGCTTACCTTCGGCGCCGTGGCGGATGCCTGCACGCTCACCGCGATGACCGTCGGCGGCTCGCTGGTCTGGCGGGTGACCTACAACGACGGCGTGGCGCTGTCCACGGTGTAAGGCAGCTTTGCGGGTGAGGGCATTTCCCCCTCCCCCTTCCGCCTTTGAAGGGGGAGGGACGGGGAGGGGGTCAGCAAACCAATTTGAAAGGAGAACATCATGGGACAGAACGTCAAAGAGCGCATCATCGCCGGGCCGCTGGCCGGCGTCTCGGTTGCCTACCGCAACCTCAAATATATCGGCGACCGGGTCATGCCCATTCTCGACGGCGCCGATCCCAAGGCCAAAATCACCGTCTACAAGCGCGGCGACTGGTTCCGCGACGAAGCCGGCATTCGGGCGCCGGGCACGGAAGCGCGGCGGGGCAAACCGGCTACCGGCACGGTCAATGTCGCCACCAAGGAGTACGCCTTTGCCTCCGAGGTGACCGACGAGGACCGCCGCTTTGCCAAGTCGCAAGGGGCGCCGGTGGTCCAGCCCGATCAGGACGCGATCGAGCTGGCGAGCGACAAGGTCGATCTGAAAAAGGAGCGCCGGATCGCCGCCGCCATTACCGGCGGCTCCTGGGTGGACGGCGCCGGCGCCGGCGGCGAGGATGCCGAAGGGCTCTGGTCGCCGGCTGGCGCGACCAATACGTTTCTCGCCGACATTACCACCGCAAAAAAGGCGATCCGCAGTGCCTGCGGCCTGACCCCCAATGTGCTGACAATCGATTACGCCACCTATATGGCGCTCACCGAGTGCGAGCAAATCCTCGACAAGATCAAGTACACCCAGCGCGGCGTGCTCACCAAGGAGCTGCTGGCGGCCATCCTGGAGCTCGACGAAGTTCTGGTCGGCGAGGCCATATACTCGGACGCCGAGGAGACGGTCGCCGGCGACGACTTCAACGCCGTCGACATCTGGACGGTGAACCCTGGCAAGGGCATGGGCTTTCTCGAAGTCCGGCCGAAGAAGGTCGGCCTCAAAACGGTCTCGGCCGGCATGCAGGTGCGGATCGCGTATGAAAACGGCGGCCCGCGGCGCACTACCACTTGGCGCGAGGCGGCCAAACACCAGGATGTCTACGAGGTGGCCGAAGAGACCGATATCGTCATTGTCTCCGCCTACGCCGGCTATTTGTGGAAAGACACCTACGCGACCTGATAGGGGCCGCGAAGAAACAGGACCTGCCGGGCGGCGCCAGTCGCCGCCCGTTTTCAAGGAGGCTTTAATGCGCATTAAATATCTAGGCCCGAGCCCGAGCGTCATTGTCGAGCCGTACGGCCCGCATCGGCAGGATGAGGAAAAGGAGTATCCGGACGCTTTCGGCGCCGAGCTGCTCGCCACCAGCAAGAAACAGCGCTTCGAGGCGGTAGATGCCGGCGGCGACTCGGACCGCAAAGCGGCCGAAGAAATGACGGTCGCGGAGCTGAAGGGGAAGCTCGAGGCTCTCATGGTCGCTATCCCCGATAAAGCCAAGAAAGCGGACCTGGTTGAGCTTTATCTCAAGGCCACGGCGCCGGCGGAGTAAGCCATGCCCTACTGCACGCAAAGCGACATCCTGGAACAGCTTCCGGAAGAGGAGCTGATCGCGGTGACCGACGATAACGGCCTCGGCGAGGTCGATGCCAGCGCCGTCGCCCGCGCGATCGCCGATGGGGACGCCGAGATCGACACTTATTGCGGCGGCCGCTACACGGTGCCCTTTACGACCGTGCCGGCCATCATCCGCAAGCTCTCGGTGGACCTGGCCATCTACCACCTCTATGGCCGGCGAAAGGGGACGCTGCCGGAAGAGCGGAAGGGCCGCTACGAGTCCGCCGTGCGCTTGCTGCGCGATATCGCCAAGGACCTAGTGACGCTCGGCGTCTCCGACCCGGCGCCGACGAGCGATGACGGGGTGGAGATTACCACCAGCCGGACCGACCGCAAGTTCACCATCGGCCGCGGCAGCACCGCGGGCACGCTTGACAACTATTAAGAGGCCGCCATGCTCGCCGAAATCAACACCGCCATCCAGACGCGCCTGGCCACGGTCACCGGCATCAAGACCATTGCCGACTGGGTGGGCGACCTCGAGG